GAGTCAGGGAACGCCACCTCGGAACGTGGCATCTTTGTCCTCTCGGGCAAGCGCGCCATGGGGTCAGTTGTCGTAGAGAACGCCATGGTTGACGACCCGCCACCCAAGAGCACCTACCGCTCAGCCTGGTGGGCAGCCGGAGACCCGCAGCTGCAGACGCAGGTGGCCTACGTCACCATCTGGGTGATGACCACAGGTGATGCCACCATCACAATGCGGCACCTCAAGGACTTTGACCTCGTGCCCGTGCTTGAGCGCACCTACTTGGCGCAGCCCCCTGACGCTGCTGTATTGCCCACACTGGACAAGACCATCCTGGGCCAAAGCACCTACATCAAAGAGCGCCTGGTTCCCCTGCGCTACAGTGTGGCGCACATGTCTGCCTCTTGGTTCTGCTTCGAGCTCGAAACCACTGCAGACATCATCCTCGTGGGCCACGAGTACGAATTCACCACCAAGGGCACCAAGGTGGTCATGGGGCGGCGGGCATGAAAAAATGGACACAGCGAGACGCCACCACGGGGGGCAGTGTTTCCCCCGGTGCAGTCAACGACGAGCTGCGGGCACAGCAGAGCAGCATCACCACGCTGGACCGGGACCAGCTGCCTGATGCCTATGTGACCACCAACAGGCTCAAAGATTACGCCCTGATGCGGGTCTACAAAGATGCAGGCTTTCCTACCGGCGGGCAGCAGAACACAGTCATCGATAGCGCTAACGTGCCCGCCAATGCTTGGAACGCTGCCACCTTTCAGATTTACCCAGGAGGCTGGCAGAACTGTAGCTCAGGTGCAGCCGAGGCCCTGACCGGCTGGAAGGGTGGGCACCTGCACATTGAGTGGGCAGGGAACGCCTACATCATGGGGGGCTTTGCGTTCGGGGCCAACCAGCCCTTCCCAAAGACTCCGAGGTACCTCAACCTGCGCATCACAGCCAACGGGGTGACCATCGCAGAGAAGCGCGGACCGGCCTATCATGAGGCCTTCCGGGTCATCGGCTCGTCACTCGTGCCGCAGGGTGACGTTGCCCTGCGCTTCCAGTGGAAGATTGAGGGGCCCTCTCAAGATGACGCGCTGTTCAACAGCATCGCGCCCACTTCGGGCAGCGAGCGCATCCCACAAGCCCACCTCTACAGCATGCGCTACCTCGCAATCGGGAGATGGGTATGAGCAGAATTACCACAGACCCGGTGAGCCCTGGCGATGACCTCAACGCTGCCAGCCTCAACGACCGCTTTACAGCCTACACACAGACGGACCTAAACCAGTTCAACCACAGGGACGCAGCCCACGACCTGCCCCAGTTCGCTACGGGCTTCATGTTGACCCATGCGCAGACGCAGGGCATCGGCTTGAACAACTGGAAGCACAGTTCCTCTGTGACCGTCAACGGCATGACCTCACTGCCAGCAGCCAGCAGCCCAGTGGAGAACGGCTCAGGGACAGTGTCAGAAATGAGCTTTGGGGCAGGCCTGACCGTTGCCACTGACGAGCTGCTGCGCGCGTACTGGGACCTCTCTGTATTCGCCAACCCTGGCAGCAACTGGGACAGCGCCACCAGCCTTGGGTTCTATACGCTGCCTGATGGTAGTCTGGGCACGCAGAAAACCAGCACCTGGGGCGCCTGCTGGGTGCTGTACCTGGAGTGGGACATCACAAGCGCAGCACGGGCGGCCTATGTCCCTGTCTCGGGTCAATCCGACTTCAGCACAGTCATCGGCAGCAAGCGAGGCGCAGCACTCGCAGACACCCAAGCTACCTGCGTCGTTCCTGCAGACTTGCGCTATGCCAATGCCCCCAGCAACCTGACTCTACCCAATGCCAGCATCCAAAGCACCCAGCGATGGCGCGGAATCTCCGGGGCTTGGTTCTACACGCCAGCAGGAGCCACAACCATCTACGGACTGCGCGTAGTCATCAAGGGCATCATGCACCCGCACAGCGTAGGCACAGCAAACTACCTCGTACATGATACCGGCTACAGCAACGGTGCGAGCCTGTCATATAATGGGGGCAACCTCGCAGTGCTCAAGCAGAGGGTCAAATGAGCTTCAGCCCGCCTACGACCTTCTCTGATGGCACCGTTGTGACCTCGGCCAACCTTGAGGGCAACTTCGAAGCCTTGCGGGTGTACCTGCATGGTGGGGTTGTCGCAGGTGACGTGCAGGCAGCGCAGTGGATTGACACCCGCCACATCCAGCCCCCCAGCTACGAGCCCTTCAGCGGTGTGCAGCATGGAGTCACCGGTCACCAGGGTGGGAACGATTCGGGCCTGGTGCGCCTGACCTTCTGCACCAAGTACCTGACGGGGGGCGGTCGCGCAGACTCGCAAGCCTTTGAGCCTATCCCAGGCACTGCCATCACTCTCGACTGCAGGCGCGCCTGTACTGCTGTCTTCCACTTCTGGTTTGAGCTTGAGTGTGGTCCCGATGAAAGCACGGGCGCAGGGCAAGAGGCCAAAGAGGTGCGTCAGGTCTGGGTTGCGCCCTACGTCGATACAGTAGAGTCAGCCTTCTCGCAGTACCGGTCACACGCGCAGGAAGGCCTCAATCAGCAGGGCGCTGGCTGGAAGGTCACCCAGCCCATCGGGGCAGCAGTGCCCTACCCTGCAGCAGGGGCCTACCAGTCACGGGATGGCGTCCTCCTGCACACTGCCCCCAACGGGCGCTTCACCTTTGGCCTTGCCTCGCACTCTCAGATTGACCGCGTGGCTGTGGTCAACTGGGGCGTAGCCGTCGAAACCTTTTATCTCTGAGGTAGCGCATGGAACCCATCACCACAGGCCTGCTCATCGGGGCAGGAGTCGCCAAGGTTGGCTCAGCCATCGCTCAGGGCGTAGGCAACCGCCGGGCAGCCAAGGCCATGCGCCTGACCCCAGCGCAAGAGGCAGAACTCGCACGACTCAAGGCGCGTCAGGCACGCGGTGAGCTCGGCCTCACAAGCGGCGAAGAGGGCAAAATCCGGCGCCAATTTGATGCGGCGCAGGATGCAGCCACCCGAGACCTGCAGAACATGCAGCTTCAACAGCAGGCAGCCCAGCCCCAAGCTGTCACGGGCCGACAGATTTTCCTACAGGCGCAGGCCGAGCAGGATGCCCTCAGAACCGGTGCCCGAGATGAAGGCATCGCAGTCCTCGAAGCATCGCAGGCCGAGAGGGCAAACGAGCAACGGCGCATCGCAGAACTTGAGGGGCAGGCCACAGCAGCAGAGGCAGCGCTCAAGGCTGCCAATGCGTCATTCTTTACGGGTGGCCTTGATGCAGCGGCAGATATCGGCATGCAGGGCGCCAGCATGGCCTTCCAGACGGAAATGGCAGCGGCGCAGGTACCCAAGCAAGACACCCAAAGCCTGCTGACGCAGTATTCGGGCACCACGCCCACCAATGACTACAGCTTCGGCAGTGATGACTTCGTACCTCCAGCTTTCTGAGTCCAGCCATGCCCAGCACCAGCTTCCCAGGCAAACGCGCCAACTTCATCGAGCAGTATGCTCGGACCGTGGCAGCGTATCAGCGGTATCAGGACATCACGCGAGACATTCAATCTGAGCAGGACCGCCTCAACTGGCTGGACTCCCAGCTCGTGGCTGAGAACCAGAACCTGACCAACCTGCAGGAGGTCTTCCGGGTACGCCCCCAAGACCTCGGCAGCGCTCAGGCTTTGCTACAGCAACAGTACGCTTCTGAGGATGCAGGCCGTCGACGAGCTGCAGCGGGCAGGCTCGCACGAGAAGAGGCCTCGGACATCACAGACGCAGACAAGGCGCGCCTCACAGCCCTGGCTACTGAGGGCACCCAGTACGACCAAGGCGCAGCGCAAGGCCTTGCACTTGAGCTCATTGGGGCAGACTCCACACCCCAGCAGACTGCCGAGGTGCTACGCATCCTCGAAGCAGGCTCCATCGATGCAGGGGTCATCAATGAAGTGGAAGCCAGGGCAGCCCGCGTGGCTCGTGGCAGGGTCCCCAGCGGTGCCGCTCGGGCACTGACACCCGAGGAGAAGGCTGCAGAGCGAGCGCTGCAGCAGCAGCTTGAGTCTGCGTTCTTTGCCGGTCCTGCAGGCATCCGAGGCGGCTACGATGGCCAGGCCATTGTGGAGCGTCGAGAGTCGACAGCAGCCCCGGAGACTGTCAGCTTCAGCACCGAGGCCGATGCCTTTGACGCTGCCCTTGTGGCCATGCAGAACGGCGCCATTACAGAAGACGAGTTCGAGAGCGCGGAAGACTTCCAGTTTGCCAAAGCGCTCTACGATGAAGCTAAGGCGAAGCGCGCATATCGGAACGACCAGCGCGCCAACTTTGAGCAGGAAGTCCTCAAGTCTCGGCAGCGGGTGGCACAGCTGGAGACAGCCCGAGCCGAGGCACCTGGTGCCCAGTACACAGACCCGGGCAGGGAACGGGCAAAGCGCGAACTCATTGCCCGAGGCTTTGACCCGGACAAGAACGGAGGGCGCTACCTGCAGTACCAGCAGAGTCCCTACTACAGCGCCATGATTCGGGCAGACGACATTCTCACCGATGTCATCAGTGCAGACATGGAGCTGGAAGCGGTCGACAGTAACCAGCGTTTGGCTGCAGACCTCATCCGTCAGCTTGATGCACGGGGCAAGCCCTACGACATCACCAAGGTGGAGAAGCAGCTTGGCAAGGTCCTCAAGGGTGCCGAGCTGCAAGAGGCTCTTGCCTTCGCGCTCGCTACCAAGGAATACGACGCCCGAGGCTTCGAAGCACCCAGCCAGCGCGAACTCCAACGGGCAGCCAAGCAGCGGGCAGCCACCGAGGAGGAGCAAGCGCGCGCCCTTGATGCGGAAATCACCGACACCATGGAGGGGGAGCTTGACCAGCAGGCCCTCTTCATGCAGCGCCTACCCAAAGACACGGTGCGCTCAGAAGATACGGCGCGTCTGCGGGCTCGGGCGACAGAAGCCGCGCAAAGGGAAGTGGGGGAGATTGAGTTCCAGACCGCTGCCACCGATGCCCCAGACCCTGCGCCCAC